CACCTTGTACAACTCGACCTGCTTCAACGGTAGCACCTATTGTACCTGTAGCAGATACACCTGTAGGAGTTACACTAGCACCTGCCTTACCTTCTGCTGCAGTTACAGCACCTGTACCTGCTACACCTGTGAGTGCAAATGTTGCATCTTCTTGTTGTGAGCTTTCACCAAAAGCTACTACAGAAAAAGGATTTTGTCCAAAAGACATTAGCTATTCCCTATGCTGCTGCATCACTCGAAAGTACACCGTACCAGTTTGTACCACCATCACGTGTATGGAAGACTAAAATATCTGTTTCGCCATTTGCAGGAGCATCTGGAGCAGTACCACCTGCCCACTTCACTGATCCAGGCCAAGTAACTGTTCCACCATTTCCTGTAAGCTGTAATATAAAACCAACTCCGTAACCACTAACCGCACCACTAAATGTAAATGTAGTGTTACCACTCATTGTTAAACTAAATGCGCCACCTAATTGCACATTACATGTTGGTGATGTACCTGAAAGAGCATCGTAATCTTCACTAAGTGGGAACTGGGAAAAAAGTCCGTTAGATGCAGCAGATAATACCTCACCGCCACCTGCATTTATATTTACAGTATTAGTGCTAAACCCAACATAAGTATCGGTGTCGCCATCGTGGTAAATATTACTTCCAAGATAAATATTTCTAGAAAGATATGCGTCCTTCCATTTATAGGAGCTAGAGCCTAGATCAACGGCATCATTAGCTAAACTACCTGACTTCATAGGCATCATTTTGCTGTTTCCAAAATTAATACCTGCAATGTTAGACACACTGCCAAAGATTTGGAAGTCATTACCACTTATTGCAATTTTTCCTGTTTCAGTACCTGCTTTTCTAAACCAAACTACCTCACCGTCTGCACCAGTGTTAAAGTCACCAGAGATACCGTTGCTGCGACTTGCTGCAACCTTACCATCTGATCTTAAACAAATACCACTTGCATCGTTATTTGTAGGTGGTTGTGAATCAGTAGTACCAACATAAAAGTGACCATCAGCATCCAATCTTGCCTTTTCAGCATCGTTTGTATGAAATCTCATAGTTGCATTTTCACGATTAATAAAATATGCATGACCTTGGTAGCTTGCAATATCAAGACCATCATTATTGCCAGAGCCAGATGTGTTGTCAGTTAGCTTTAATCCACCACCGTTGCCAGAGCCATGAACATGCAAGTTTCTACTCCAACCTGGGTTTGATGGGCTTACCCCAATGCCAACATCAGCATTAAAAGTAGCCGCACCTGCTGCTGACATATCAAGGGTAAGGGCAGTTATTACAGAACCACCGTCATTACCTTTAAAGATCATGTCTCTATCACTGGCTCTTGACCAAATTACAGCATCTGTACTACTATTTTGAAAAGTTAGAATTGCCGTACCGTCATCAAAAAAGTTTATATAACCACCGTTTGCATCAAGCTTAATATCAGAAACAGCATCTATTATGAAATCATCTGTTGCTGTAATAGTATCACCATCAATGGTAATTTCATCTACAGTTAGGGCAGTAGCAGTGACTGATGAATTAAACGTAGCTGCTCCTGCATCTGACATGTCTAGGGTAAGGGCAGTTATAGCAGAGCCGTTATCAACGCCCCTAAAAATAATATCTTTATCATTTGTTATGCTTGTAATTTTTATATCGCCACTAGAGTTTTCAATATTTAAAACATGTGTGCCATCATCTTTGAATTTCCAATCAGCACCATTAGCATCAAGAATAATGTCACCACCACTATCAATAGTAAGATCCCCTGCATCAGATATAGTTGAGCCATTAATTGTGATGTCATCTACAGTAAGAGTTGTTAATGTTCCTACAGATGTGATGTTAGGTTGTGCAGCAGTTGTAACTGTAGCTGCAGTTCCTGACGTATTACCAGTTACGTTACCTGTTACATTACCCTCTACGTTAGCTACAAGTGTGCCTGTGCTAATAGTAAGATTGCCTGTAGTTGCACCTGTAAATGATCCTGTACCTACAGTAAATTTATCTGCACTTTCGTCATAGCCAATAAAGGCATTGTCTGATGAACCACGTTCAATAACAATACCTGCGTCATTTGATGGAGAACCAGATGTTCCATTTCCTAATTCTATTAATGAATCTTTTACTACAGTATTAGTTGTACTAACAGTAGTCGTTGTTCCGTTAACAGTAAGATCACCAGTAACAGTTAAGTTACCACCCATACTGACATTACCACTTGTATCTTCATTTACAAGTTCAATCCAGTTGCCACCGTGTGCATAGTAAGCCTTACCTGTACCATGAACGTGTGCAAACATACCATGATAAGTCGATGCACTAGGTAAGTCATTTGTACCTGAATAAACATTACCAAATAATATTTTGTTACTACCTAAGTCTACATCACCATTAGCATCTTGAAACACAGCTTTTTCAGCAGGTTGTGTGATAAACACTTCAGCCTGTGCAGTAATGTTTATGGCACTTCCTGAGTTAGAACTTTCAAGAACAGTAGTACGAGCTAGGGTGGCACTACCTTCTGTCCACGTTCCTAGCCCGACTTCGTAATCATTTGTACTAGGCACAAAGATACCAAAGTAAGTAGTATCACCGTCTGTCAAAGCAGCAGCAAAAGTTTGAAACCCATCAACGTTACCGTTAAGGACTATATTGCCTGTACCAGTTGTGGTAGTTGTTTGTTTTACTCTGTCTTTAACTACGAGAGCCATAGTATATGCTCCTATCTATGCGATACGAATGATTGCGTTAGATGCATCTGCAGTTGGGAACTGAATAGTGAAGTCACCGTTTGTAGATGTTTTAGTTCCACCAAAATCAATTACACAAATTGCTTTGTTTGATGCAGATGAATTATATATAATACAACCGTCAGCAGATATAGTAGCTGAGGCAAATACTTCATCAGTAAAGTCAACGATAGCTGTAGTTCCACTTACGGAAATAGCAGCACCGTCTAGGTTTTGCCCACCTGCTGAATAATTTGTACCAGAAGCTTCATCTGAAGCGCCAGTTACAGTTGAGTAGTTAGTTGTTGCTGCACCATATGTTCCTGATGGTGAAGCTTTAATAAGTGCAATCTTTAAAGTGTGGGTGTCCAAATCATGAGTACCACCCAATAGTTCCGATTTAAAGCTTGTACACATTGCTGTTGTGATAGCCATTATTGGATTCCTTTATGAGGTTATAAATGTGTTAAAGGGCCAGCCTCTTGACAAGACCAGCCCAATAGGTTAGTTGATACTAAGCAGCGTTGTAAACTGCTGACACCAATGCTTGTGGACGGAGGATTTTTCTTCCGTATAGATGCATCCCACGTACAATATCTGCAAATGAGTCTGGGTCACGGTAGTTTTCAACTTTGTTGATCTGCTCTGCAGAAGCAACCGCATCTTCCTGACCTGCTAAGATGACACCATAATGATCGTCTTGTGCAGATGAACCTGATGTACCTGCACCTGTACCTTTAGCAGGTAAGTTGTTAGATACATATAGTCGGAAGCCGTGTAAGTTGTTAACAGCTAGTCCATTTTGTAGACCTGACCCACCGTAATCAGAATTTAATAGACGTGAATCTTCGTCTTTTAAGATTTCCATGAACACAGGGTCCACAACTAACCATCTACCTCGTGAGTCAACATTTGCTGTATCCATCTGACGAGCCATACGTGCAATCACAGTCAACGGAGATGTCACAGATGTTGACAACGCTGTTGCACCTGGAAGACGTGCAGCTAGAGGAATGGAGTCACCAGTTGTACTTGAAGAAGCTGATGTTGTGATGTGTCCAATGTCGGACATATCTAAACGGTTAGTCTTTAAAAATTCACCGTTAATCTCACCTGATGTTGGGTGCTGTGCTGTACCTGAAGTTGTGGTAGTGATAGCACCTGCAGAAGAGTGACCTGACATATACTGAAGCAAGTCTGCATCCATTGCGTCAGCCATTTTATATGCTGCTCTGTCTGCAGCTAGGCTTACGAAATCTACTGATGCGAACTGATCTTCAATGTCATCCATTTTAAAAGCAAAGTAGTTAGCTTTGTCAATGGTTAATGAAAACTCAGCATCATCTAAGTCTTCTACGCTGATTGCAGTTTTACGCTCCAGAGCGTTGACTGTTACATCAGGCTCTTTCTGGATGCGAACTACATCACCTTGGTTTGCAATGTCTCCGAAGTAGGAGTTGTTAGTTATTGCGTTTGCAACAGATGCTTTTCTTAGGGCGATCTGCGCTTGTTTTGAATAGATAATCGGGCTGAAATTGCCGTCAAATCCGCTTTTGCCAGAGGCAACTGCTATAGCCATAGTTAAATCTCCTTTATAGATATGGCGTGAGAATAGACACTACATATCCACTACAAGAGGCTCTTGGTGTTAGGGTAGTCAGTTTACAGATAAGTTGGCCTACCTATCTGATCTGGGCCTATACTTTGAGGTAAGTCTTTTTGTGGCTAGTGCTTGTTAAAGCATACACACTAATTAAGGTGTATATGCTATAGTTTTACTTATGAATCTTTATTTGTCAAGTTATTTCTTTGACATATCATAAATAAATTTTCCTGAGCGTTGGGCTTCTCTTACTTCGTCCATACGCTTTTCATATTCTTTAATAGACATCTTAGCAACTATTGATTCGCTTAAGTAGTTAGCTGCTTCATCATGGTCAGGTGTAGTACTTCTTTTTGTCGTTACAGAAGAGGCTGCAGCTTTGTCAGAACTAGATGTCTTTTTATTTGTTATACCCTTGTCAACTTTGTATAAGTCTATGACACGAGCTACAGATTTAGCATCGTCTACATTTTCATACAATGCATCTTGTACCCACTTAGGCTGTTCTTTAGCCCATTCATGGAATGTATCATCAGCACGTATCTTGGTGAAGTCAGGATGTAGTGCAGCTAATTCAGCTTCAGCCTTTTCACGTTTAGCTGTAACTCGTAACTCTTCTACTTCTTTAAGACGTTTGTCTATATCTGATGAACGCTCTTGTGCTTTCTTGTCAGCTATAGCTTCTACTATACCTGCTACATCAGGATACTTTTTTG